TTCAGAGACCCTTCCGCTTTGTTAGTAGCTTATCCTAACCCTGATTTTTTAGGGGGGATTACCGTAGATGACATTCACAACCTGTCTCCTGCACAGTATTTGATGACTTCTTACCCTGCAGATAAAATGGCTTTGAAAAAACCAAATTCTCGTTATTTCGAGTCAGAGGTACACATTGGCGGGGAGAACATTCTCACAAGTGCTCCGGGTAGAACGCCATCGGGGGCCCTGCGTAATCAGGAACGGGGGCTTAAAGACCTGTTTAGTGTTCGGAATATGACAGATGGTGAACTGTTAAACTTGGTTCGAATTTCTACATTAAATGACCGGGCATACGACAATATTCAAGACGCTGTAAACGCCATAAGAGATTCTTTCGATGCTCAAGGTAATAATTTCCAACAGGACTTTGGGGGTAATATGAGAAAGCTCCACGAGAGTTTGGAGTCAACCAGTGGGGCTGGAGCCAAGGACGCGGCGGCAAATGAAAGTATCTACTATCTTGGACAGATGGTCAGAGGTGAAGGCGAGTTTAAAGGCAAAGGCAACATAACCGATGCTTTTCTTCGGCCTCAAGTAGGAAAGTTCAACAGGACTAAATTGGAAGAAACTTATGGCACGGCAGTGGCAGACGAGTTTGTACAGTCTCTTTCTGAGTATACGCGACTTGCCGATATCGGCAAAGGCGAGGCTTTCATGCACGATGCTGTCAAAAAAACTTCAACCACACACTATAAGAAGGCTTTGGATGAAGTTTTACCTGACGGCACTGAAAAGTATTTTTCAGTTCAGTATGGAAATACCATAGAATTTGAATTGCCTTTTGATATGAGACAACTTTTAACTGATCTTGAAATTCAAGAAACTATTATGAAAAACAATCCGTCTCCTGCGAATAAAGCCAGATACGATGAAATACAAAACAAACTGCGGCAAGACCCCGGCTATAAATTTTTTACCTATGAGACTCCTGATGGCAACCTTGCTGTTGTATCGGACGAGCTTGGAAATGCTTTGAATACGGCTGAAGGACAGATGAAGGTCAATGGCATATTGCAAAGATTAAAAAGAGTTCGCGACGGTGAGATGACTGTCGCTGCGTTTGAGGAAGAAGCGGCGAGGTTAACGCCCGGAAGCATATATCCTTTAATTATGGATTTAGCAAAGCAACAAGACAGGATTACAAAGGGTTATCTACATGCAATTGATAACTCTGAGGTAGGTAAAAAGTTTAATCAGTTGCACAGAGACATTCAAAAAGCAGAGAAAAGAGCTCTTAAAGCTATTCAAGACATAGCCTTATTGCATCCAGACAATGTAGTTAAGAACATGAGCCGTGAACGGCGGAGAGCTCTTAAAGTTATTCAAGACATTGATGCTCGTCCTTCTGAAAAGCGAAAAGACGACCTTAAACAGAAGGTGGGGGGATACACCTCGCGGCCCACGGCCCCTTTCAAAGACATTTCGGTTCGTGACAACCCTGCGGTCAAGTTTGCAAAAGGTGGCCCTGTAAAGGCGGGTATCGCAGAATTTATCAAACATATGCAATAATGGAGGGATATGATATGATAGAGGAAGAGTTTGACCAAGAAGTAGTCATGTTGAAAGCGGACGGGTTTGATGAGGCAATCATTGGATCTGCGGAAAGATGTGGACTTCCCGTGATGATTGCTTACGATTGGGATAAATGTGTGGATATATTGCGGAAACGAGACGGCATGTCTTTGACAGAGGCGATAGAGTTCATGGATTTTAATGTGACAGGCGCATATATGGGCGAGGGAACACCTGTCTTTATAAAGGGTATGGGCCCGCGTTGCGATTGTGAGGTTGTAAATGGTTAGACCCCCTATGTCTTTGGTAGAGAATCAAAATCCACAAATAGAGCAAGAAGAGTTAATGGCAGAGGTGGAGATTGAAGCCCCTGGCAGTCTTCAAATGCCTGTTGAAAGTGAGTTTGACATACAAATATCGGAGGACGGTGGGGCCATTGTAGACTTTGAACCGTCTACGGACATGCCTGACAGTGGTTTTTACGCTAATTTAGCAGAGGATTTGGACGACAGAACGCTTGGGACGGTTGCAAGTGAGCTTACAAGTGACTTTGATGCCAACAAGGCAAGCAGACAGGATTGGGAAGATGCTTATGCTAACGGTTTGGAATTATTGGGATTCAATTATTCAGAAAGATCGGAGCCTTTCAGAGGTGCGTCAGGCGTCACGCATCCGCTGTTGGCTGAAGCGGCAGTGCAGTTCCAAGCTCAAGCGTTCAATGAGCTGCTGCCAGCGGGTGGACCAGTGCGTACTGCTATTGTCGGGTCAGCGGACGCAGCAAAGTCTGACCAAGCCCAGCGTGTAAAAGACTTTATGAACTTTTACATCACGAATGTGATGGAGGAGTACACCCCAGAGTTTGACCAGATGCTCTTCTACTTACCTTTAGCGGGTAGTACGTTTAAGAAAGTCTACTATGACGAGGGCATCGACAGGGCAGTAAGTAAATTCGTAGCTGCAGAGCACCTAGTGGTGCCTTATGAAACCGCTGATTTAGAAACTTGCCCTAATATCACGCATGTCGTGCGTATGAGCTTGAACGAATTGCGTAAAAAACAGATTGGAGGCTTTTACAGGGACATACCTGTGCTGCCACAACAGGCGGTGGATGACGATTTGGGTTCTGAACTTGATCGTATTACAGGACTAGAGCCTTCATCTGTGGACTATGACTGTACATTGCTTGAATGTCACGTCGATTTGGACCTTGAGGGGTATGAGGACAAGGGTCAGGACGGCGAACCAACAGGAATCAAGTTGCCATACATCGTAACTATCTCTCAGGACAACGGCCAAATACTGTCAATTCGCAGAAACTACCGCGAAAATGACCCAAACATGGAGAAAATTCAGTATTTTGTGCATTATAAGTTTCTTCCTGGCTTTGGTTTTTATGGATTGGGGCTTATTCACACTATTGGTGGTCTTTCACGGACAGCGACTGCAGCTTTACGGCAATTAATAGATGCAGGGACGCTTTCTAACCTTCCAGCAGGCTTCAAAGCTCGTGGCCTACGGATAAGAGACGATGATGAGCCTTTGCAGCCGGGTGAATTTAGGGACGTAGACGCTCCTGGGGGTGCAATTCGTGATAGTCTGATGCCTTTGCCCTTTAAAGGCCCTGACGGCACATTATTTAACCTTTTAGGCTTCGTAGTTGACGCAGGCAGGCGATTCGCGACCATAACAGACCTAAAGGTGGGAGATGGCAACCAACAGGCTGCTGTAGGGACGACAATCGCAATGATGGAACAGGGCTCTCGTGTGATGAGCGCGGTTCATAAACGCTTACATTATGCGATGAAGTTAGAATTTAAGTTGCTTTCAAGGGTTATGGCAGAAAGTCTGCCGCCTGTTTACCCATATTCAATCGAGGGGGTAGACTCTGCAGTAAAGGCGCAGGATTTTGATGACCGAATAGACGTTATACCTGTGTCTAACCCTAATGTCTTCTCACAAGCTCAGAG